GGGCGCTGATTAAGAGCACATCAAGCCACGGGATCAGACGCACTTCCCAATTGCCGGTATCGAGCGTCTCAGAGATTCGCTCAGACACTCGAGCCTGAATCTTGTTGATGATCGGATTCTGTTCGCCAACGGCTGATGCGTTGCCTGTGACAAGCATCTGCATACTGGTCAAGCCCAGATCGGACAACACCAGCACGTCACCACCGTAGGGTGTAAAGAACCTGTCGCCTCTGGGGAACTTGCCCATGTACCAGTCGCCAACGAGGGCGTAGGTGTCTGCGTTATCAGGGTCTGTGCCTTTGTAAATCAGCACATCGCCCTCAGAGCCGAAAATCAACTGGTAGTCATCCGCGCCATCACCCCCGTCCATTGTCCAAGACGTGATCGCACGCACGAAGCCGCCACGCTTGAGCATGGGGCCGTAGTCGAAGAATTTTGCCTCGCCACCTAATACTTCACCGATGCCGAGATAAAACACTTCTGAAGAATTAGCTTGCGTGAACCAGAGTCGCTGCTTCCATGTCGTGACAGAGCGAAACTCTAAGTGCTCAACGCCCGTAATCTCGCGCTTGACCCAGCCACCTGTCACGTCATAGGTGTAGTAGCCCGCGCCCTGAGCGACCGCACAGAGGTACTTCTCAGTCTTGAGCGAGTAGTTCACCCAAGACCAGTACGCGTGCGTCACAGGTACTGTTAAAGCCTCTACAGGCACGCTTGGATTAAGTGGGTCAGTAGCAGGGGTTAAGTCCCACACCTTATTGCCAACCGCCGCAAATAGCTTGTCTAGCGCATTGCCCGGTGTGGGGTGGCTCATCAGCGTGTTGGGTGAGCCTTCGAGGGTCGCGTCAAGCAAGTCTTGCCAGCCGCCGCGCAACTCAACGCCTTGTGGTCGAGCAATGAAGTTATCAAGCACCTGTGCGTTCTTAGGGGCCATCGTAGCCAGTGGGCTGATCCAATCCAAGCCACCCACTGGAGGTGGCATCACAACCTTAGCGTTGGTCTTGGTTGATGCGGTCATCGTACGCACCTTGCCACGTTGGATGGGCTTCATTGCCATATCTAGCGCCCGTACCCGGTCTGTGGCACGTTGCCGATGTTAATCAGCACGCTACCCGCACCACTGTTACTCATACTCAGCACGGGTGCGCCAGTTGCACCACCGGTGCGGTTGTCATACAGGCGTTGAAAATCGCGCATGGCAGCGCCTGAGTCAAATCCGTTAATCTCAAGCCAACGTGCGCGGCCTAACTGGGTAATCAAATCAGGGTCGAGCAAGAACGTGTCACCGTTTTTGTCGGCAATGTTTTTGTAAAGCGTTGCGTCATCAGCGTCTTGCGCCCACGCGCATGAGATGTATTCAAACTGAATGGTCTCAGGTGTCGCTGGCGGGTACAAGAAACACATCTTGTTGCCCTTGACACGCCACATGGTCTGCACAGTAGACCCCGGCATGAGGGTTTTCATTGTCTGCCACTGCACAGCCGCCACCGGATTGCGCACAGGCATCTTGGTGGTCAAGTTGTTCTGTGTCTGGTCGATGAACTGGTAATAATCTTCAGGCAGCGGATAGTCTTTCTCAGTCTGGCCCTTGTAGTCTTGGAACACATCGACACGCGCCTCGCGCACCATCTCTTGCCATGTGTACATCGAGAGCAAATCTTTTGCCGCCATGTTGATGCTTGCAACAATCTGCTGCATCTTCGGGTCTTGTGAACCCACGGCATCTTTGGTTGTGGGGTAGCCGATCAGACCGGCAACAGTGTTGCAAGCCGCAATTAAAGTTTCATTACGAACGATCTGAAAGGCCATGCCCTACTCCTACTTAGCTACTTTGGTTTTGAGCAAAACGTCAAAACGCTTCTGCATCGAATCAAGCTGCTCACGCAATGCCGCGTTCTCTTTCTCAAACTTCTCATCGATTGCCTTAATCGCTGCATCATCCTTCGCAAGAGCCAGATAACCCTTTGCACGGCTCTTATCCGCTTGGAACTGCATAAATTGCTGCCCCACGCTGTCAGACGCTTCAGCAAGCATCTCGACGGTCTTGATGCCGAAGTGCTTGTATTCCTCGACCTTGCCAGCAGTCATGCCGGGCAACATCTCAAGGGGCGTGCCAACGGTCTGCTCAACTTGACCCGCCTTGTAACGTGCGAAGTGTGTAGGGAAGCGTTGTTTGTCTTCATCGCTTGCCCAACGATCAATCACTGTGCGCTTGTCGCCAGGCACCATGATCTTCACAAAGTCAGCATCGATAAAAATCGGACGCTTGGCTTCGTTACTCGCAAGGTTGTCTTGCACGGGACGGGAGTAAAACTGAACAAACAATTTCTTGTCATCTGCGAAGCGACCCTCTGCATCGTTAAACGCTTGCGAGTCATCAAAATCTGCTGCGAATTGCACGGTCTGGGCGGTTTGCATCTTGGATATTTCCTATTTTTAGATGTGAAAAAACCCCGGGTTCATAACGTCCGGGGGTATTGCTTAAACTGCTGCTGGTGCGGCTTCTGCCTCTACGGGTGCCGTAGGGATATTGACCGACAAGCTGAACGCTAGACCGCCAATACGCATCTGCGTACCGGCTGGTGCGCCAATGCTTTGCGCAGCCACATTAATCCCTGTGCTTGCGCCACCCGTGGCTTGTGAGGCCGTTGGGTCGTAGGGGGTGTTGGCCTTGCTGCTTGAAAATGTTGCTGCCATGTTTCTCTCCAAAAAACGGGGCGACCCAATTGCTCAGACCGCCCCTAAAGATGCCCCACCCGGAGCATCCTTGATTTAGGCAGTGGTGTTAACCAGACGGCCTTGGAACTGAGCACCACGGCAAGTCATCGCGCCAGCCCAAGCAAGAATCTGAACTTCAGCGTCTTGGTTGATGGCAACGCGCTTGCTAGGCGACAGTGGGACCATGTTGCGGTCTTTGTGTGGACGGAAGCTCAGGTACTTGGTGTTGAGCATGAACGCGGTCTTGGGTGGGCAGAAGCCGCCAATGCCGCCATCGAGCACAACATCGCAATCCATGAACTTGATGCTTGGGAAACCTAAGTTGCCGGTCTCAGCAGAAGTGAAACGCTGCTGGTTCTGCAACTCGCTCAAGTAAGCAGTCCACATCACGCTGTCCATCACGATCAGGTTAGGACGGTCTGAGCCGCGAACCAATGTGGCCCACATAGCCGACAGAGCGGCTGATACTGGACCGGGCTTGGCTGATGCAAAGTCTTTCACATCCTTGGTCTGTGAGCGCCAGAAGGCGAAGGTCGCACGATCAATTCCACCGTACACGCCTGTGGCCGCAGAAACGGGCACAGCAGCGTTCAAACCGACCACTTCTTTGCCGCCGTTCCCTGTACCGTCAGAGTAGATCGAGCCGCACAGCTTGTTGCTCATGGTTGACTCAGCGACAGCCAAGCGTGCCTCAAGCAAGTCGATGAAGGCTTCTTTGCCGCTGTTCTGGAGTTGCTCCATACCGCTGATAATCACGGGGCAAGCTAATTGCTTGAGCGTAAATTCAGCAGCAGAGATAACGTCTTGTGCGGCGATTGGCAGCAAGTCGTAGCCCGAATAGAAGCCAGCGTTTGCGTTTTCAGCGAACGACAATTCTTCCAGAATGATGTTGCCGCCAGAGACGGTGCGCACGCCACCTGACTGGCTCAACTTAGCCAACAGAGCGTTATTTTTTGTGACGTTATCAGCAATTTTCTTGCTGCGATTTTGAATAGTAGTAGCGATAATATCGCTTACGTTTGCATTTGCGAATGCCATGATTAACTCCAGTATCTGATAAATGAATGGGAAACATTCCCGTCTATTTGTCAGACGTTCCTTTCGCTCGGCTAGTTCCGCGAGGTAAGGTTCGCAGCCAAGGCTGCTCCTGGAGTCGGGTGGCTATGGCTTGTTAGGCACGTCCACTTTGGCACCCGTCCCACTCCACCCTTTTAAGGCGAAGCGGTTCGAGTGACCGTAATTTAATACTAGCGTGTCATCTGGGCAAGAGACGCTTCGATGGCAGAGCGAATATCATCGCCCTCTTGGACTTGCTGCATCCCACCACCACTTGGCGCACCCGACACTGAGATTGCCCGACCCTTGGCGGCCTGAGCAGCCTGACTAGACTGCTGAAGGTTTTGCTTCTGACGCTCATTAGCCATGATCTGCGATATTTGCGGGTGCATCTCGCAAGCACGTTGATAGCATTGCTCTAGCGTCATGCTCATACCTCGCCTGGTCGCATAATCCATCATGTCTGCCATGTCGGCGCGAAGCACATCGCCATAGGGCTGACTTGCAATAAATTGCTCAACCGTACTGACAGCAACCTGACGCTGTTGCTGCATCTCGTACTGTTGCTGCTGCTCCATTTGCTCATAGCGTTGCTGCATCGGGGCAATAGCTTGGTGTACGCGCTGATTGATGCGCTCCTCGATGGGATCGGCAGCGGGGCCTTGCCCGGCAAGTGCGCTATCCAACATATTAATGTCGATGCCGAACTGCTTGACCATTGCGGCTACCAGCTGCGCCTTTTGTTGTGGAGGGGCCGTACGCAAGGCACCCGCAGTCTGAAACAGGCTTGCAATAGCGGTCACAGGTGTGCCACCCTCGCTCTGGATCATCGCCATGTAAGGCGTGATGGTCTTGGTAACCTCTTCGGTGAAGCGCCGTGCCTCGGTGGTCTCTTGGATCACCTGTTGAATCTGCCGCTCACGGGTCATCACACGGTTCTTGACGGCATCGGGCAACGCAGCCCAATGTTCACGTTCAGCAACAGGCCAAGCCTGTGGCGGGCGGTCAATGGGTCGGGATTGCTCAGGTGTTGGCAAACCTGACTCAGGCGCGGCAGCCGGTGGTTGATTACCCTTCGGTCCCGGTTGAATGCCTTCTGCTGGCTTTGGTGCAAACCTACCAGCCTCGTCGCGGGGCTTCTCAGCCATCGCATTCAAGTCAACGGCGGGTGCATCATTGGGGGTGGAGACTGCAACCGGATCGGCAGTTGGGGTGCCAGAGTCTCCGGATGAAGGAGTAACCGTGGACTCATTAGGCGGTGCAGTCTCCGAAGAGGGTGCTAAGTCGGTGCCTTGCAGCGCGTTCTCTAGTTCTTCGCGTAAATCGTTGCTCATTGAAATGCTCCGGGTGAGGTACTTATAGGTTTTGGTAAACAGTTCTAGCGATTACTTCTCGTCGAGCCTTTTTATCGTCTGACCCGTCCGTGAAATGCTTGGCACGTTGGGTCTCAGCAG